GCACACTTTTTTTTTACCCAAATTTATGCTTTTTTTTGTTTTTTTATAGTTTTTAAAAACCGTTGTTTTGCGTGGTTATGTAGTATTATGTTATTAAGTAGTGGTTCTAAGTAAGATAAGCGATACAAAGGATTTTTATGACCGACAAACACCAAATAGCAGATGATCTTTTAACACTAGCGTACCCAATAGAAAAATTAAAACACCTAGACGGCAATCCACGCAAAGGTAACGTTGAAGCTGTAAAAAAAAGCTATAAAAAGTTTGGACAACGTAAACCAATAGTTGCAACTAAAGACGGTGAAGTTATTTCTGGAAACCACCAACTTGCAGCTGCTAAAGAATTAGGTTGGAATAAAATTGCAGTAGTTTTTACAAATGATGATGAATTAACAGCAAAAGCATTTGCATTAGCAGATAATCGTACAGCTGATTTAGGCACTTACGATGATGACTTGTTAGCTGAAATGCTAAGTAGTGTTGCAAGTGATCCAGATATGCTAAAAGCAACAAGTTTTACAAATGATGATTTATATAACATAAGTGCAACACTAGGTTTTGATGATGTATTTAATGATTTAGCAACAGGCGATAGACCAGATGATGCTATGCACCAAAAAACATTTTACGTAAAAGGTAGTGATTTAAAAATACTTGAAGAAGCTGTTGCAAAGTATTTATTAATTAATGATCTAAAAAACACCAAAGAAAACAAAACAGAAGCAATTATTGCATTTTGTAAATACTGGGATAATGATAATTAAAGACTATAATAAAAAGTGCCGTAGAAGTGTTTATAGTTACACGTTGCTATACCATAGTAAAATACGAGGTGCAAATCCTACGCTACGGCTCTAATAATGTCTGTAAAAGATATACAAATACAAATGTTGCCAAGCACTAGGGCAAACAACTTTATTAAAGAAAACCATTACTCAGGTAAAGTCGTACCAAACTCAAAACTACATTTTGGGGTTTTTTACAAAAACAAACTTGAAGGCGTTTTACAATATGGTGCATCTATGGATAAAAGCAAGATTATTGGTTTAGTAAAAGATACAAAATGGAATAACTTTTTAGAGTTAAACCGTATGGCATTAACTGATAATTTACCCAAAAACGCAGAAAGTCGATCTATTGCAATAACGTGTAAGTTAATAAAAAAACACGCACCAGATATTGATTGGATTATTAGTTTTGCAGACGGCACACAATGTGGGGACGGCACAATATACAGGGCTAGTGGTTTTTTGCTTACTGGTATAAAAAAAAGTAATTCTATTTTAAAATTTAAAAATGGGGAAGTGTATCACACGCAAACATTTGTAGCACACCCAACAGTAAAACAAAAAATATTTAACAATAAAAACTTTTTTGAAATAACAGACGGTACTTGCAGTATTAAATATTTGTGCAAAAAGTTAGATGTAGAAATATTACCGGGACATCAATTTAGGTATATAAAATTTTTAAAACCACACTTACAAAACAACCTTACTGTTGATGTGATACCATTTGATGAAATAAAAAAACAGGGTGCGTTAATGTATAAAGGACAAAGTTATGGGTAAAAGGGGACGCATACCTAAACAAAAAGATAAATTAACAGGGCATAGGGATAATTCATTGAGTGTAATACAAGGTGGTAAAGCATTTAAAACACCAAAAGCTAATTCACGTTGGCTAACTAAAACACGTAATTACTGGAAACAATATTGGGATAGTGAATTATCAAGTACAGCACAGCAAGTGGACTTCCCAGCTTTTTATAGATTGTTTCAATATTATGATGAAGTGGAACGTGCTAATCGTACAATACAAAATTTAGGTAATAAAGGTTTATTAAGCGTTGGATCAACAGGGCAACCTACAATCAATCCATTAATTAGTTTAACGTTAAAACTAGAAGAAAAGATTTTAAAACTAGAACAAGAACTTGGATTAACACCACTAGCAAGACAAAGACTTGGTATTGCGTTTGGCGAAGCACAAATGGGTTTTAAACAATTACAACAACTTTTACAAGAAGATGAGGAAAAAGAATTACTTGATCCACGTTTATTAATGTTGGAAGAAGAATAATGGTTGATAATAAACAAAAAGAATATTTAACTAGGTGCGAAAAATGTAATGATTATTTTTATGATGGTCAAAATATAAAGAAATGTAATATGTGCAAATGATTACTTTACCTGAAACTAGGGGTTCACGTGTTGTTAAATTTATTGAAAAGTTTTGTGTACACGGCGAGGGCGATTTTTTTGGCGAACCATTTAAACTTGATGATTGGCAAAAAGCAATTATTTATGAATTATACGAAATAAAAGATAATGGCGAAAGAAAATACAGGGAAGCGTTAATAGGGTTGCCAAAAGGTAATGGTAAAACAGCATTAGCAGCAGCAATAGGTATGTATGAACTACTTGGATCAGGTGTAACCAGTCCACTAGTGGCCGTTGCTGCTGCAAGTTATGAACAAGCAAACTTAGTATTTGGAACTATGAAAACAATGTGTAATGAAAGTATATTTTTACGAGATATGGTTGAAACGTTTGAAAATGAAATACAAGTTAAAAATGCACCAGGTCGTGCATTTAGAGTTGCTGCAAAAGCAGGTACAGCTGATGGTGGTAGAAATAGTTGTTTTATAGCTGATGAAATACACGAGTGGAATAACATTAACTTAGAACGTGTACATTACGTATTATCAAACAATACAGCTAAACGTAAAGATGGTTTAGTGCTAAACATTACAACTGCTGGACACGATATGGATAGTATGGCAGGTCGTATGTATCAGCGTGGTTTATTAAAAGAAGCTGGTAAACAAGATGATCCTGAATTTTATTTTAAATGGATTGGTGCAAAAGAAGATGATAACCCAAGTGATGAAAAAATTTGGGAAAAAGTAAATCCAGCTATACCTAATGATTGGTGGCCAATAGAAAATTTAAGACGTAGGCATAAATCATTACCAATAAACGAGTTTCAACGCTACCACCTTAATCAATGGACTAGAACAGAAGAAGAAAGCTGGATTGAAATAGAACAATGGTTAGCGTGTCAAGATGAACAATTAGAACTAGAACCAGGTCTTGATTTATTTGTAGGTGTTGATATGGCACTAAGGCACGATAGCGTTGCAATAGTGTATGGTCAAAAAGATGACAATGAAATAATCAATATGATGTCAAAGATATGGCTACCAAATGATGAAAACTTTATGGATTACCAAGAAATAGAAGCATTTATTGTTTCATTGATGAAAGACTACAAAGTTAAAGAAGTAGCATATGACCCAGCATTTTTTGAACGTTCAGCACAAGTATTGTTAGACCGTGGCGTACCAATGGTAAACTTCCCACAAACACATAGCCGTATGATACCAGCGTGTGGTAACGCTTATGATTTAATTGCAAACACAAAAGTAAGACACAATGGCGACCCAACATTTACAGATCAAGTAATGTCAGCAGCACAACGTACTACTGATATGGGTTGGCGATTATCAAAGGGTAGAAGTAAAAGAAAGATTGACGCTGCAATAGCTATGGTTATTATGCTTGACCGTATAACTGCACCAGATCCGTTAGATGATGAACCAAAAGTATCAATAATTAATTTATGAAGCTATTTAATGGTGATTGCTTAGAAGTAATGCAGGATATTCCTGATAACTCAATAGATTTATGTATAAGTAGTCCACCTTATAATATTGGTAAATCTTATAATACCTATAACGACACAAGGGAAGATTATATAGATTGGTCGATAAAAGTGTGGAATGAAGTATGTAGATTATTAAAAGATGATGGACATTTATTTGTAAATATTCAATATCAAAAAAATACACCATTTGATATTTATAAAATTTTTGACAATATAGATTGGAAATTACAAAACAGCATTGTTTGGGCTAAAGCTGTTGAAATAGATGGTTATGTTAGAGGTTATACAACACCCCATAACAGTAAACGATACTTACAAAATGGTTGGGAACACATTTTTCACTTTACTAAAAATGGTAATACAGATATTGATTTAGAATATAGTAGCGTTCCTTACAATACCGATTACAACAATGCTGCAAGAAATTTTAAAAGAAGTGGAAGAAATTGGAGGCCAACTACAAATGCGTGGCATTTTACATACAAATCAAAAGCTACAAAAGAAATTACAAAACAAATAGCAGGTACAGTTAAGCACCCAGCTATATTTCCAGAGGAATTAGTTGCTAAATGTATAAAAGTTAGTGGTCTTAAACAAGGTGTAGTTTTAGATAATTTTATGGGAACAGGAACAACAGGTTTAGTATCAAAAAAACATAATTTAGATTTTATTGGAATAGAACTAGATGAAGAATATTATAATTTTGCAAAGGAAAGGATAGATGAAAAACTATATAACAACACTAACTGAAGTACTAGGTGCAACACTTATAATTTATGGAGTATATACAATTAATGTATCACTTGCGTTTATAATCGCTG